ACTTGTAATTGAGGTACTACTAATCTAGCTACTTTTTCCGGTAAATTAGTCTGTGGAACACTTGTATGATAATCATATGGTTGTCTTAGTTGAAAGTATTCTTCTTCTTGATAAGCGAAACGATCATGACCATTTAATTGAACCTTAGCAGTTCCATATGCATTTGTTGCAGCTGATGTCCATATAAGTTCTTTTACCGGATGATTAAAGTTTAATTTACTGCTAGTAGTTGCAGTTAGTGATTGTTTTTGAACTTGCTCAATAAGGTATTCATGAGAAACTTGCGCGAATCTACGTCTTTCATCAGTATCAAGGTAAATATAATCACTCCAGACTTTAACATCTGCTTCAGCACCACATCCAGGAGAACTAGCAGTTGGAGAAGCACTTGTCCCCCATGTAAATTTAAGTTTTACTTCATGATATTGTAAAGCAATTAAGGGTAAAGCAAGACCTGGATTACGACAGAACCAGAATTGTAATGGTATTTGAACCATGCCTAAATTATTTCCACCAGTCTCAGTTGTAAGTCCTTGAAATCCACATTGCATACAACTTAATCCAAGACTTTTAGATTCAGGTGTAGATAATTCTTCCCATATTTGATTCCACTCTTTATAATGTTTATCAATCTGTTGTCCACCTATTTCTAAAGTTACATCACTAATTATAGCAGTACCATCTTCAATACTTGTTGAAGATGAAGTTACATATACTTTATGAACTAAATCACCATTGCGGGAAATTGTAACATTTCCTGTAGTAGCACTAGAAGTTAATGTAGATGTTCCATTAATAGTTTGTAAAATGGTTTCCATTGAGAAGTTAGTATGTCTGCGGTAGACAACTTTGAAGAAAGTAATCTGTGGGTTACCAGTAAGGTAAATATCTTGAGCACCATAAGCTACTAGCTGCATTAATCCTCCTCCCATGTTTTATATTATAATATAGATTTTTTTTTTGATAAAATTAAACAAATTATTTTTAATAATTTATTTTAAGACTTATAGATTAAAAAAATAATTATTAATTTACTTAGTTAGAGTAAGCTAAACCACCCATACCACTCATGATACGGAGGACATTGTAATTAATAGCATAAATATGACAAGTAGTTGTATTATCAACTTCTAATTGTGCACTATCAATTCTAGAAAAATTGCAGGTTCCAGATGGTTGGTGTTCTTCAGGTTTAAGTGCAAAAGAATATACACATATAGTATCAATTAAATTAATAGAACCAAATCCACTATGATAATCATTTATCTGTTGTCTTGAAAAATTCCAAGTATGTCTTTTAGCGAAACGATCATGTCCATTTAATACTAATCTCCACTCAGTATCAGGAGTAGTAAAAAGTTGAGGAGTAGATGGACCGGCGTCGGATCCCTTTGCTCCATTAATCCCTGTCCAGATTAATTCTTTAACTGGATGGTTAAAGTTAAGATCAAATGAGGTAGCAGTAGAAAATTCCTGATGTTGAACTTGTTCAATTAAATATTCGTGAGAAACTTGAGCAAATCTACGTCTTTCATCAGTATCTAAATATATATAATCTACCCATAATGTTGATTTTGTACCAAAAGTGCTATTTCCACCACAGAGAGTTTGAGTATTAAATGTTAATTTAACTTTGACTTCATGATATTGAAGGGCAATTAATGGTAAAGCTAGACCTGGATTACGACAGAACCAGAATTGGAAAGGAATAAATAGTCTTCCTATAGTTGCTGAATCACCTCTTACACCACCCGCACCAGACATGCGCTGAAATTTAGTCCAAGATGTAGCAGCACTTGTATTAATAGCTACTGTTGTATTCGTTGGTTGTACACCTACACTATTTAGTTGAGTTAATTCAAACCAAGTTTCCATCCAATGACCATAATGTCTATCAATTAATTGACCACCAATCTCACATTCAACTACATTAATTAAAGCAGTACCTGGGTTTGCACACCCAGAAGCATCAGCTCCAGCTGGAACATATTCTAAAGACATTTTATGAATTAAATCACCATTTCTAGATATAGTTGCTGAAACAGTATTACCATAATCAGCTGTTCCATCCCAAGTTTGCTGGATCGCCTCGATAGAGAAGTTAGTATGTCTGCGATAGACAACTTTGAAGAAAGTAATTTGTGGGTTACCTGTAAGGTAAATATCTTGAGCACCATAAGCTACGAGTTGCATTAATCCTCCACCCATATTTATACTATAACATTGATTTTTTTTTTGATAAATTTAACATTTATATTTAAATTTAAATTTATTTTAAAATATAGATTAAAAAATAATTATTAATTTACTTAGTTAGAGTAAGCAAGACCACCCATACCAGACATAATTCTTAATACATTGTAATTTACTGCATAAACATGACATGGAGTAGTATTATCAACTTTTAATTGTGCATTATCAATTCTAGAGAAATTACAAGTTCCAGATGGTTGATGTTCTTCTGGTTTTAAGGCAAAAGAATATACACACATAGTATCAACTACATTAATAGAACCATGTCCACTATGATAATCATATACTTGTTGTCTGGAGAAGTACCAAGTATGTCTCTTGGCGAAACGATCATGACCATTTAATACTAATCTCCACTCAGTATCAACAGTAGTAAATACTTGAGGAGTTGATGGACCTTCTTGAGTATTGTCCGCCGCACCACCGCCAACAGATTTTTCATTTAATCCAGTCCAAATTAATTCTTTAACAGGGTGATTAAAGTTAAGATTAAATGATGTAGCAGTCGAAAATTCCTGATGTTGAACTTGTTCAATTAAATATTCGTGAGAAACTTGAGCAAATCTACGTCTTTCATCAGTATCTAAATATATATAATCTACCCATAATGATGATTTTGTACCAAAAGTGCCATTTCCACCTGATTCTGTTTCTGTTTGAAATGTTAATTTAATTTTAACCTCATGATATTGAAGGGCAATTAATGGTAAAGCTAGACCAGGATTTTTACAAAACCAGAATTGGAAAGGAATAAATAGTCTACCAATAGTACTTGTAGCACCTTTTATACCACCAGCACCCGACATTCTTTGAAATTTAGTCCAAGATCTAGCAGCACTTGTATTAATAGCCACAGTTGCGTTCGTTGGTTGTGAACCAGCATCATTTGGTTGCGTTAATTCAAACCAAGTTTCCATCCAATGACCATAATGTCTGTCAATTAATTGACCTCCAATTTCACATTCAACAATATCGATTAAAGCTGTTCCTGGATTAGCTGTTGTAGCTGCATCATTTTGAGTTTGAACATATTCTAAAGACATTTTATGAATTAAATCACCATTTCTAGATATAGTCGCTGTTACAGTATTACCGTAACCGGGCGTTCCATCCCATGTTTGTTCAATAGCTTCCATCGAGAAGTTAGTATGTCTGCGGTAAACAACTTTGAAGAAAGTAATCTGGGGATTACCTGTAAGATAAATATCTTGAGCACCATAAGCTACTAGTTGCATTAATCCTCCTCCCATGTTTTATATTATACCATAGATTTTTTTAATAAAATTAAACAAATATTTACCGACTAAATAAATTATTAAATAAAATTACAACTATTATACTTTCTATGAATGTTAATGGTCTAAAATCTTTAGTTGTATTTCCTGTCATATTATATCTCAAGATAGGAAATATTCTATTGTATGACCATTGAACAAGGAACGCCTTGATAAAAAAGATTAAGATCATCATTAGAAATAATTGTAATGAATCAATTTTCATTTTATTTCCTTTTACAAATCCACCAATCATTTATATTATAAGTATTATTTAAATCTTTTAAAATTCATTTGAATCTTTTAAAATTCATTTGAATTTTAACATATATTCATACAATTGTTCATCTGTCACAATATATCTATTAAATATTTCTTCTGTTTTTTCTAAATATTCTGTATTTAAATCTAAAACTTGTTTTACAGGATTCATAATTTGATTCGTTATATAAAATCCATAATCTAATTCTAATTTATTACTATCAATAAAATCTGGATGTTCAATTCTATTTCCTTGTAAAATACTTCTTTTTCTATCTTTACCCTTTTTTTTACCTGATTTATATGGATTATTCCTTTCAAATACAATATCATAATCTGTTATTTTAATATAAGCATAAGGTATCCTATCATTACTCTTAGGTTTATTACCAGGATCTCTTTCACCAATTCTATCTGCTAATACTTTGTGTGCTATACTCTTAGGATTCTTGTAAAATCCCCTTAGTGATTTTGATACAATGAAATAATTGATTGGAAACTTTTTATTTTGAATATCAATAAGTGTCATATTCAACCATTGCAAAGCTTCTTTAAAATTACGATCTATCATAATTTTTTCAATAATATTACCAAATACATATTTCACAATTGGTGCATTATCTCTACGTTTCATAACAATACCCATAGATGTCCTTTTAAAATTCTTTTTATTAACATCTTCTTCATATTCATATTTATCTCCGACATATCGCTTTTTAGAAATAAGAATAAATGGAAAGAATGTTTTTTCATATTCTAACTTTTGTGGGTTTCTTAATCCCTTATCAACATATTCACCCGCCTTAATACCACATCGAATACAATGTTTTAATAATTCATCTCCTTTTAATGTTTCACCTTTTAATGTTTTTTGACTAAACTTAATGAAAACAGAATCTGTATCACCATAAACAATTTCAGGTTTTTCATAACCTTCTTCTTTTGCCCATTCTTTAACACCATTATCGGCATCATCAATTCTTTGTCTTCCCACACTTGTTGTACAAGCCGCTATTTTTTTCATATAAATACTACTTGTTTTTGCTCCTAATTGACCATAAACAGAATTTGCAGTTACTTTATAAGCTAATTGTAAACCATCCAATACTTTTTTCTTAAATTCATCTAGTTCATTTTTCATTTTTAATCTTGTATCCCTTCTTGCATCTAATACATTCTGTAATACAATTGGAATAATACCCATAGATTTTTTATCAATTTCACCATTTTCATCTTCTTTATTTTTCATGAAGTAACATGTTATTATATCTCCTGTCTTAATCTTTTTCACTGTTGCTCCCTTTTTCTCATATCGATAATCATCATAAACAATTGTTTCAACTTCATTATCAAATCTATTTTCATCCTTTAGTTTTTGAATATATTTTTCATCTGTTAAATATTTATCTTGAGATAAATTATTTTCAATAATTGATGATGGATACAAAGACGCATAATCAAGAACAACAATAGGATCTTCTAAGTAAATACCTGTTACAGGATCCAGAACAATTGCCCCTTCATAACCATCATTTATTTCTTTGTAATTTTTTAAAGTAGGCATTCTTGTTTTTTGTCGGTTACATTCATTCGATACAAATGATGTTACTTTCACACCCTGACCCCTTAGAAAAATATATGAAAATGGAACTAAACATACATTTGACATACCAATATTGTTTGGAATCATATCTAAAAGATTGACTAAATGAATACAAAGTTCACAGTCCTGAATACAATATTTTGCAACTTTTGCCCTACCTTCTGACCCACCCTCTTTATGTAATCTAAAAATTTCATGAGGTGGAACATCGTCTTTATTCATACACCATTCAAGTTTTGTATATTTATATTTCCTTAATTCTTGTTTAACATTAAATTTTTCAATATTGATTCGAATATGATTTTCTTTTATTCTATGTATCTTAAATTTCTGACCATTGAATAATAATACTTCACCAATATTACTATGAATATTCACTGTAATATAATCACCCACTTTCAAATGTCCTATACTATTTGTATAAAACTCCCAAATTCTAAGTTTCATATCTTTACCATTTGTAAATGAAAATATAAAGATGTTATTGTTATTTTTATTACAATTCATATTTGTTACAGATTTACTTATTTTACCTCTCATAAAATGTGAAGCTACATTATCTAATTTATAAGATTCTAAATTATGACCTTTTTGTATTTCTTTTTGAACATCAAATAATACTCTTCCATCCATATTAAAATATTTCAGTTCATTATCACCTAATGCGGATGATGCCAATCTTTTAGTTAATAGTTTACATTTCTTCATATAATGATTATCTGCGTTATCTGAATACATATTTAATCTTCCTAAATTGTTAAAATCCTTATTACATCCAAACTTTTCAACTCTCTTTGCTATATAATCAAAATCAAAACCAAATATATTATATCCTGTAATCATATCTGGATTATTAATATTAATCATATTCTTCCATTTTATTAATAATTCCTTTTCATCTTTACATTCTTCAACAATGATATCATATTCTTCTAATGAATCACATATTTTTTCAACTTTGTCATCTGGTTTAATCACTTGAATATATCTCTTATATTCTTTTGTTTGTGTATAATAGAATACTGTACCTATTTGAATAATTGGATCACCCTTTACAATTATATTTTCTTTATCTTTATTCTTTAATTCTTTATCAAATATTTCTTTCATTTCATCTATTATTTTTATTCTTCTATCTTTATCTTTATTTTCAATACAATAATCTAGTTTATTTATAAAATCCTTTTCAAATAGACTTAATTCCTCTATATTTTCTGGTATTCCATTTTCTGTATAAATATAATTAATATCATTAAATACAATTTCATCTTTTCTAAATGCTTGATTTATATAACCTTTCAAGATATTTACTTTATTTTCATAATCATATGTATCTTCAAACCAATTACTGTAAGCATCATAAATATCAATACTTAAACCTTTTAAATCTTTAATTGGAACAGGAAATTCTCCTGTCAAACTATCACATTCAATATCAAAACTTGCAATAATAAGATTACTAAAACCATCTATTTCTGTATTTGGTTTAATTGATGTTTTTCTACACTCTAACTCAATATCACACTTAAATGTTTGTTTTTCTTCTTCAATCATCTTAATATTTTTACCAGAAATTGTAATCCATCCAGATGGTTTTATTTTTCTTTCATGGATAAATCGTAGAATAGGATGAATATTTGCTTCATATAAATTTGCTAAACACTCTTCATTACAAATATTATTCCATTCTTTTACTTTATTTGTTTTAAATAAATCAATTAATCCTTTCTTATATTTATTATAAGAACGATTACTATTAAATTCTAATTTAATAAATTTAAATTTCTTCTTTTCATTGTTATTATAATCCCAATGATACCCATAGAAATCATAATATAACTTTGGTGGTAATATTTCCGTTTTAATAAATTTTTTTTCCCAAAATTTAAATGATTTTTCTAATTCTTTAATGATATTTGTTTCAAATGTATTTTTATTCCAAGAATCTGGTATTTTTACATAGAAATAAGGTTTAAAGTTTTTTACATGACATACAATATTTTGATTGTCTAATGTTTTTCCATAGATTGTTATTGTAAATATGTTATCTATATCATCAGATTGAAGATCTAAGATATGTAAATCATATTGTTTCATATATAAATATATATTGCTTAATATTTTTAAATAAATATATTTTCAAATTTTAAATCTAGTATTATTTATATGGAAGGAGTAACAATTATACTTATTATAATTCTTGGAATTATGACATCTGTAAATTATTATATTAAGAATAAAGATGTAGTAAAAGTTAAATCAAATATCGATGGTAGAGAATATAGAATTGCAGAAGCTCCAGATCAACAAGAAGTAGCAGATTTATTAGCAAGAATCAATTCAAATGTTTTAAAAATGATAGAAATGTTAAAAAGTAATCAAGATGAAGGAGTTCAAAGATTATGTAAAAGATACAATCCCGATAGATTAGGAGAAAATTTAGAATATAAATCATATAAGGCATATTCAGTAAATAAAGGCGAAGAAATTGTATTATGTGTAAGAGAAAAAAATGGTAAATTAATTACAGATACAAATACAATGATATTTGTATTAATTCATGAATTAGCTCATATTATGACAAAAGAAGATGGACATCCACCTATATTTTGGCAAAATATGGGTTATCTTTTAAAAGAAGCATCAAAGGCAGGTATATATACACCTATTGATTATTCAAAGAATCCTGTTAATTATTGTGATGTATTAGTTGATAAAACACCGTATCCTTTCTAATTTTAATATATTATATATTTAATATGGAATCTATAAAAGATAAACCAGATTTTTGTAAAACTGTATTATACAAGAATATATATACAGTTATATATTATAAAACAAATAAAGTTATTGAAAATTTTACATTCATAAATTATCAAGATAATGATAATACTTTTAATGATCAAAATATTATATTAAATGATAGTATTCAAAGAAAAATTATAAATAATTTAAAAGATTATAAAATAGATTCTATAGAAAAATATGAAGGAACAATTATAAAAAATAATTGGTTAAATATTGATGATAGTATATTAACTGTAATAAATAAAATTAGTACTAATTGTATTTATGACATTGATCAAAATATATATGCATGGTATCATGATAAAAATAATAATCCTATATCATTATGTTTTTCATATGATTTTTCTATAAGTAATCCATTTGAAGATGAAATAGACAATAGATTTATAGATGAAAATAATAATTTTTCATACAATAATATAAATTATAAATATAATTTATTACTTGAAGATATTGGTGAAATACAAAACAATATAATAAATGTTATTAAATTAGAAGATTATTTAAAATTTATAGATTTTAAAAATATTGAAAAGAATGAAAAGATAAAAATGATAAATGGAATTATTAGAAAATATTGGCCACGCATAAATGATATTAATTATGTATTAAATTTAAAATCAACCCAAAAGAAATCTTTACAAGAAACTATGAACATACAAAATATAATTAAAAAACAGATTAAATTAGTTGAAGATGAATATCATACATCAAATATAAGTTGCGATAAATTTATACTTAAATTTATGAAATTAGATAATAATAACGATGATATAAATATAAATATTATTAAATTATTTACAGATATACAATTATCAAATAAATATCCATTTAGTAAATTATATTTAAATTCAAAAGAAGAATCATATAATAAATTACATAAGGATTATCTCAAAATAATAGATTCAAATATATGTTTATCTTGGATAATGGGATCAAGTTTTTATATGAATAATATTTTTCAATATATATCACAAAAAAATACATTTACAATAATTATTAAAATAAATAAAGATATATATATTAGATTATTATTAGATATACTTGGTAATGTTAGTATTATAATTAATAATAAAGATAATAATAATATAACATTAGAAATATTAAATGAGATAATAAAAGAATGTAATTTATTTATTAATGAGTATGTAAATAAATATTTATTATATTCAACAGAAAAAATTAAAAATATTGATTTTAAATGGAATACTAAATATGATGACAATAAATCTATTGATTTTCTAAATTTTACATTGAAATACAATCGAATTGGTATTGAAGTTGAATTTAAAGAATTAAAAACATTATTTAAGAATTTATTTGTTTATACAAGAACAATTGATGAAATTAATTATCAAGAAACAAATACATTACATTTAAGATATAAGAGAGTTAGTAATTATGATACATTAGATATTAGAGAGGAATTAGTTATGAAATTAAAAAATCCATATCTTAATTTAGATGATAATGAAATTAAAAAAATATTAGGAAATACATTTATTATAACAGAAGATGAAATAAATAAATTATTAGAAGATTGGGCAACAAAAAAGGATAAAGATATATATTTTAAAAAGATGATAGAACCAGGTATAGAAATTATTGTAAAGTACAATACAGAATATATAATAATAGATGTAAATAATGTTAAGAATATGAGTGAATATAATAGAACTGTATATTTTATACAATTTATAATTGAATTCTATAAAAAATACAAAATAAAGAAAATAGATGAAAAATATAATGAATATTTTTTAAAAATAAATAATTTCTCAAAGAAGTATGACGAAATTAATAAGGTAAATAAAGAAGAATTAGATATAGATAGAGAAGAATTAGATTTAGATGATTTAGATTTAGATGATTTAGATGATTTAGATTTAGATGATTTAGATTTAGATGATTTAGATTTAGATAAAGAAAAGATAATAGGAAAAGAAATATTGAGTGAAACATATGATTCTACAATAGAAACATCAGAACAAATTGTACAATCAAGTGATTCATCTGAATATAGTTCACTTGAAGAAGATTCAAATAGTCAAAGTGGTAGTGGAAAGAATAATAAAAAACAGCATGGTGGAGGTAAAGATGATGAAAAAAATTTCACAAGATATTATTCAAAAAGATTAGGTGAACGAGATTCAAAATTATTTAAATGGAAACAAAAAAGTCATCCTGATTTATTGCCTTATTCTAAATTATGTACTCCAAATAGAGGTTCAACGGGTGCAAGACAACCTATTGTTATTAATGATGAAGAATTAGAATTCATAAATAGTAGTGAAGATTTAGGTTCAGGTAAAAATTCATACTCAAATGTTATGAAATTTGGAAGTAATCCAGATCCAGATAAACATTTAAATTATATATGTCCACAATATTGGGATACTTCTAGAAATATTAGTTTAGATAAGGATAGTAATGTATGGAATAGAAATGATATAGTTATGGATTCTAAGAAAACGGATAAAAATATATTACAAAGAGTTAGTACTTATTGGGGTAATGATATATTAGATGAAGATGGTATATATAAAGAATTAGATACAAATAAATTTCAAGTAAAAGGAATGGATCCTACAAAACATCCAAATAATATTCCCATGCCTTGTTGTTATAAAACATTAGTTAAAGGATTAGAAAAAGAGAGTAATACATTATCTAATCCAGAAGTATGTTATAAAAATTATTGTTATATTCATCCAAGATTAAAATTATATTTTGAGCAAAATATTGAAAAAGATAAATTTTTTGTTAGAAAAGGAATTAAAGAACATACATTATTAGATTGTATAATTCAAATATTCAATAATGAATTGAAATATTATGATAATATAGAATATAATTCTATTTTTGATGATTATTTTGATAATAAAGAAAAAATGATAATAATAGAAGAAAAAGGTGAATATAATGATAGAATTTTGCAAAATATAAAAGATAATATTAAAAAAAATCCTACAAATATTAGAAAAATACAAGAAAATATCTTTTTTATTATTTTGGAAAATGAATTAATAAAACAAGGAATACATAAAGAATTAACAGATACATTAAAAGAAATATTTTCTCAGAATATATGGAGTATTAAAGATGACTTAATAAAAGAGTATAATGAAAAATGGATAGAAAAGGAAAAGAAGGGTTGGCAAGATATAATTAGTTTTTTATCAGATTTAAAAAAAACGGATATATCAAAAGAAACAGAAATTAATATAGGAACAAAAGTACAATGGTCTAAAAAAAATAAATTATTTATAGGAGTAGTTAGGAAAATAACATCAAAAAGTTATAAAATATGTTGTAAACCTATGATAAAAAATGTAAAAGAGGAATATTATATGGTTCCCCAAGATGAAGTAAGTATAATGATTGAATCAGATAAAGATATTATAAATACATTTCTAAAGGATATTACTGATAAAATGTTATTTATAACTATGCCTATTATAAATATTATTGATGGATATAAATATTATTACAAAAGAATATTATTTATGAATGATTTAATTAAATTTATTAGAAACAATATTTTAAAATATATAGAAAGTGGAAATGGAAATATTGTAAATATATTTAAAATAAATAAAAATGATCTAACAGATGATAATATTAAAGATTTTATAAAAATATATCCAAAATATAAATTACATAATACATTAGAGAAATTATATGAATATTTTAAAAATAATATGGATGTATATGAATTATTTATTGCATATACATCTTCTGAAAATTTTATAAAATATTTAGAAGATAATAAAGAAATAAAAGATGACTTATATGTAATGCCTATAATATGTGAATTTATAAAAACATTTTTAAAAGATATAGATGTTAGATATGTTGTTTTTGAATTTTTAAATGGAGACATTAGAATAAAGAATTCATTTACAAATATATATAATGATTGTAAAACATATACAGAAAAAAATATTAGATATATTTATTTATATAAAATTCGAGAAACGTATGAACTATTATGTTTTAAAAAGAATAATGAATATACATATTTATTAAATAATGATAAAAATTATAATAAAATAATTAAAAAAGTAAATCAAGATATATTAAAATATAATAATACATATAATAAATTAAATATACTTACATATGAGAACATAATTGATAAATTATTATTTGATAGAGTCTATATACATAATAACAAAATGACACATTTAATAACAACAAATAACTGTTTAATACCTATAAATCCCTGTTTTATGAAAAATTGTGAGTTAAAATTTATATATGATATAAAAGATATAGAATTAAATACAATCAAAGAAAATATAAAATGTATTAATAAAATAAAAGGTAAAGGAATATATATACCATATAAAATTATTATAAAAGATGAGAATATAATGAATATTATATTTGAAAATAAAAGTTATATACCTGTAAAAGATAAAATTGGAAGTATAGATTTAGAAAGTAACGGAGAGAATGAATTATTTAAATTAGATAATGAAATAATATTAAATATATATTCAGATGATAAAAGATGTATATTTACAGATCATTTTAATTATGAAATGGAAATAATGAATTTATTTATTCAAAATATGTTAATATATTTTAAATCACAATATAAAAGACATGAAGTAAAAGATATTAATAGTTATAAAATTGGTAATAAATATAAAATAGGCATTATTACAAATATATTATTATCTCCTCAACGAGATAATCCACATAGTGGCATAATATATGTTAGTTCTGATATTATAAATCATATTCAATTTATTTTAAAAGATGAAATAAAGTTAAAAATACATAAGATTGAAGAATTATATTCAATTATTGAACCATTAACAAATAAAATCATACATAAATTACCCGAAGAAAAATATATGAAAGAATACACAAAATATATAGAAAATAATGTATGTTTTGATAAAAGTAAAGAAGGTTGTAATTATCCCTGTTTTTGGAATAGAGATGAATGTAAATTATATATTAAACAGACATCAGAGATTGATAAAAGTAATTTAATAGATAGATTAATATATAGATTTATAGAATTATTATTAATTTATGGGATAGATAAAGATGATGATAATAATATATATAATTCTATCGATAGTAAAGTTGAATTACATACATTAAAAAATACAGCAAAGAGAAATGAATTATTTATACCATTCTTAGATGAATATAAAGAATATTTAGATTATTTATTTGTTAAAAATGAATATATAAATATAATTGATATTGATAAAACATTTCATTAATCTACATCATATTCTTCTAATATAATTCTTGTTTTTTCTAGATTATCATAATTTGCAATAATCCAGAAAAATAACATATACATTCCAATTAAATTGTTTTTAAAATTGTCATTAAAATCCTTTCGAGGTAATTCCGGCCCAACATAGAATTCAGTTAATTCTAAATATTCAAAAGAGAATTGACCTATTAAATCTTTATATTTATCATTTTCGATTTGATATAATCTTTCAGCACCTTCATACATAGAATATTTTAATTCTCTTGTTACATTTGTTTCATCAATATCTGCAACATGATCGATTGTTTGTTTTAATTC